AATATTGGAAGCCAAGAGGTAAAACAACGCACTATTGCACGATAGATAGCAAAGACCCTATTAAAAGATGTTTTGGTGTTTGCAAAGACTTTGTAGATAAAGCACAAAAATAAATGTTTTACAACGGCTACGGGTATGTTGTCGTTTATTAATAAAAAAGAATGAAGAAAATAGCAATTATAGGACATAATAACACAGGACTGACTACGGCTAAGGCGCTTGCTAATAAATGCAATATACCCATTGTTGTAGGTAGTACGGATAAACAAGCACAGACTATGGAATTAGAAATAAACGGTATTAGGTATGCCGAAATTGAAAAACAACCTAAAAAACAAATGAGTTCTTCTATGGCTAAAGTTGTACTGATGGCTACAATGTTTGGCGCTATGGGAGGGAATGAAGTAATCAAAACACGAAAGCGACCAAGTGTAGATTTAATTAAGGAGTTTGAACTTATACAACAAAAGAAAAGCAAACTTTCACGTAATGACCGAGATTGGGTTGTTTTTCAATTTAACAAACGGTTTAAGCAAATAACTTAGTATTACCTACAACGTTGTTGTATATGGTGCGTTTGAGGTACGAAAATGCATTATATACGGTGTTACCTGTAGTTTTTTAAAAAAGGGCATTGGCGAGGTACGAGGCAAAATAATAACAAACTAAAATTAAAATAAAATGGCAAAAGATTTATTTGGAAACGAAATTATAGAAGATGTGCTTTTAAGAGATTTATTTATTGAACCTCCTTTTAGTATTCTTGACGCAAAAACTGGAAATTGGCAAAGAAGGAAAAGAGAATGGTTTAAAATAGGAATAAAAAGTGAGGTTGGAAGAAAAGAAAATATGCTTAAAATGAGTAAAACAGCATCTTTAGGGAATAAAGATACAAGTATATTTGACCCAGCATTAACTGAATTATTATATAAATGGTTTGTACCCGAAACTGGAAGTATTTTAGACCCTTTTGCTGGTGGCTCTGTACGTGGAATTGTAGCAAACTATTTAGGTTTTAAATACACAGGAATTGATATAAGGCAAGAACAAATAGATAGTAATAGAGAGCAAGGATTTGATATTTTAGACGTTAATAACCAACCTAATTGGTATGTAGGCGATAGTAATGAGGTATTGAATGACTTTAAAAAAGAATTTGATTTTGTTTTTAGTTGCCCACCTTATGCTGATTTAGAAGTTTATAGCGATTTAGAAAATGATATTTCAAATATGCCTTACGATAAATTTATGAAAGCGTATGAAGAAATAATTGCAAAGAGCTGTAACTTATTAAAATCTGGCAGTTATGCCTGCTTCGTAGTTGGCGAGGTTAGAGATAAAAAAGGTAATTATATTGGATTTGTGCCTGATACTATAAAAGCGTTTGAAAAAGCAGGTGTTAAATATTACAACGAAGGCATTTTATTAAACTCAATAGCTTCTGCAAGTATGAGAGCAAAAAGAATATTTGGAAGCAATAAAAAATTAGTTAAAGTACACCAAAACGTATTAATATTTAAAAAACCTTAATATGATAACTTTAGAAAAACATAACGGAATAACAGTTTTAAGAGATGACTTACTAACTGGTGGAACAAAGAGTATTTTAATGCCCTCAATAATTGGCGATGCAAACGAGTACGTTTATGCTTCTCCTGTTTACGGTGGCTTTCAAATTGCTTTATCTGCTTACTGCCAAAAGGTAGGTAAAAAAGCAACTATATTTTGTGCTAAACGAAAGGTAAAACACGCCAATACTTTAGAGTGTATAAAATATGGTGCAACTATAAAAGAGATACCTTACGGATATTTAACAGTAGTTGAAAAACACGCAAAAGACTACTGCAAAGAAACTGGTGCTGAAAAACTTGTATTTGGTGCAAATAGTATTGAAAACAAAATACTAATAGGAAACCGAATGCGAAAAATAATAAAACAACTTGTTAGAGAACCAAAAGAAATATGGTGTGCAATAGGTAGCGGAACTCTTGTAGATAGTATTTTAATGGCAACAGAGACCGCAAAAGTTTACGGTGTACAAGTTGGTGCGGAATACAAAAAAGAACACGATAGATTGACTGTATTAAAGTATCATAAAGGATTTGACAAAGTAAGTAAACACAAAGCAAATTTTAAAAGCGTACCTAATTACGATTTAAAGGCTTTTGAGTATTGCGAAAAATACAAAGTATCTGATGACGTTTTATTTTGGAACGTATTATGAGAAAAAAAGCGATGGAAAAAATATTTAATTATGGGCGGTTAAGCACTAAACTTGATTAAAAGAACTGAACTAAGCCTATATTGTACATAACTCGTTATATGAAAACAAAAACTAACGTTTACCCACTAACTAACCATTAAAAACTAAGATATGAAAAATAGAAAAAAATGGTCTGAGAAAGACAAAAACTATCTAATACAAAACAGATCCACAAAAACTAACGAAGAACTATCTAAGGAACTAAACAAGAGTAAGCATTCTATTTGTTGTATGTCTACTCTACTTGGCCTAGAATATGAAAGAGAAGACAGGAGCGCAATAGAAGAAGCCCCTAAAAGAATAACAGACCCTTACAAACGTAGAAAGATGTTTGCATTATCTAAAGGGTTTAAGAACGTCGCGGAATGCGCATGGAGTTATAAGAACTCCAGGGATTTTATAATTGCTTACAAAGATTACAGGCTCAGAGAAATAGAAGTTGTAATCGATTAATACTAACAAGAAAACTCTCTTAATTCATTGGTATTTAAGGGATTATTCGTAAATTTAAGATAGAAAATATGGCAAAGAATTGGACACAAAAAGAAATAAGATACCTAATATCAAACGCTGAGTATAAAACATACTTTGAAATAGGCTTTGATTTAGGTAGGACTGAAATGGCAGTAATAAAAAAGGCTACTAATATTGGGTTAAGGAAATATAATCCAAAGAAGAAAGCAGATGAGGAATTTGTCGAGCATCAAAACAAAAAAGAGCTTGACGAGTACGAAAAAGCAATAGTAATAGAGGGATTTGTAAGTGCTTACTTTAATCTATCTCAAAAAGAGATATATTTCCGAACAAGGAAAAGAAATATAGTTATGTGTAGACAGATATTACACTACGCCCTTAAAAACCTAACCATTTTATCCTTAGATACCATCGGTAAAATGTCTATGAGGTATGGTATTGATAAATTAGATCACGCAACGGTGTTACATTCAATAAAAACGGTAAACAACCTAAAGACATCAGATAGGAAATACCGTGAAATTGTAGACTACTTCGAAGAAACGATACCTAATTTAATTCATTTTGCAATAGGGGATAGTGTTTCTAATATCAAACTAAATATCATTAAGGCACTATCTACACATCAAACTGAAGAAGGGTTAAAAATAGCAATAGAGGGAATCTGGAATAAAGCGAAGGACAATGAAGAAGCAATACGATTAATACCTGTTGTAGATATTGAGGAATTACAAGCAGTTTAACCTACTATAAACCATTGACAATGAAAGCCAGCAAAGAAAAAAGCAACTGTTGCAATTCTACTACCTACATTAAGAAGGATATTCTATACTGTAAAAAATGCAGTTGTTCTTGTAGTAGTTTAGATAACCAATTCAAATAACAATAAATAAAAATAAGGATATGGAAGTGAGAAAATTAAACCAAGATGAGAAACGGCAATTTCCAGATATGGATTTTGCAGTAATCACTAAAGTAGATATTAGGTTTTACAGTAGAACTGCAATATTCCTACTAAAGTCAAAAATTGATAAAGCATTAAAACAGTAGGATATGGGATTTTACACAGGATCAAGTGCCGATGGTAGTGACATGAGACCTATTGAGGGAATGTACACAGACCCTAACGATTCAAATCTATGGAGTAATCAACCATACAATAGGGAACAGAAAAAATATTCTCGATGTTATCGAAATATTGTAGATGAAGTAAACGGCAAAAGGTCTTTTATGGATGAATATTTACGAGTCCTTGAAAAAAAGTCCAATCTAAATAAAGAGTCTAGGGATTGGTTAGTTGAACAATTAAAACAGTAGTATATGAAACACCTTAATTGGCCACTTAGATGGCTTGAAGTAAAAACACCAACAATTTACGGCTCTAGTTGGTAATTGTTTATAACTCGTAATAGAATAACATTTTATCACCTTTACCCGTTAATCAAACCAATAAATAAAAAAAACATTATATCGGAAACAATGATGCTACCCTCACGTATGTGGATAGCATCCAAATAATAACCAAATAAACACTTTTCATAAAATGAAAAAACATTATTAATAAAATGAAAAAACATTATTCGAAAATCATTTATAACTTTAGTGGTCAGCCTTTTGGATGGGATATAACACCTTGCGGACTTGACTTAGTAGATGTGACAGAAGAAAAAAACAAGGTCACATGTAAGACTTGTATAAAAATTATAAATAATGAAATACACTAAGATACCAAGGAAACTAAAAAAACGTTTAAAGAAATTAACTTTAGCTAGCCATTCCAAAAGCTATATTAAATACAGAAAACTAAAACTTAAAAATATTAGAATTGATTATATAAAAAACAAAACAGGCAATCTAGCATGGGCGACTAGATACTTATAATTTTATTATTTCCAACAACAAACCAAACACTTTAAAGCAACCATTAAAAATAAAATGCATATCTTTGATATAACACCCTAAGTTACGACAAGGGATCGCAAAGTAGAAAATTAGCCTATTAAGTGCGAAGGGTGTTTTTAAGAACTAAAACAAAATGCAAGACTCATTTTATTATGATCCTATTCAGGGATTAAAATATCACTTTAGCTATGAGATTAAAGAATCCAGAGCAGAGAGAAGAAAAAAGAAAGTATGAAAGCAAGTGATTTAAGGATAGGGAATTTATTTATAGATAACAAAACAAAAACTATTATTTCGGTTATTGGATTGACAGAAGAAATTATAACATTCTCAGGACATTTTAAAAATGATTGGCAAGCAGAACCCATCCCACTAACTGAAGAGTGGTTATTGAAGTTTGGGTTTAATAAGTTTCAAGGTATGTTTGTTAAGACTTTGAGAAATGGTTATCAGATGATGATAGATAAGACTGGAACGGATAGCGGAAACTTTAGGCTAATTGCAAACGATATTAATGGCATAACCTACTTTAAACACGTACACCAATTACAAAACATTTACCACGCTTTAACAGGAGAAGAACTACAACTAACCAATAAGAAGAAAGACTAATACAATGGCAGCACCTAAAGGAAATCAATTTTGGAAATTAGCAGACCCCGAATGCTTTGGTCGTCCGAGTATATTCCAAACTCCAGAAGACCTTTGGAAATCGGCTAAAGAGTATTTTTTAGAATGTGACGAAAACCCTATCGAGGTATCAGAAATAACAACTACAGACAAAGGTATTTACTCTAAAATAAAACAACATAAAGTACCTTATACTTGGGAGGGATTGTATGTATTTCTAGGAATATCAAACCTAGATAGGTACAAAGAAAAAAAAGACTTTGTTGGAATCATATCGCATATAGGTAATATCATACGTAATCAGAAGTTCACAGGAGCAGCAGCAGGAATATTTAACGCTAACATCATAGCAAGGGATTTAGGACTTTCTGAAAAAACAGACACAACCTTGAAAGGAGAAGTAAATATCCCCGTCATCCAATGGGCGAAACCTCAATAATAAATCACGAGTTTACACCGCTATTTACTTCTAATAAGCGGTATTTTTCCCTTACTGGAGGGCGGGGAGGTGGAAAGACCTATGTAGTACACGAGTTCATTGCTAGGCTTACATATGAAATAGGTCACGGGGTATTGTTCACTAGGTATACAATGGTAAGTGCTGAAAAGTCAATAATTCCTGAATTTGTAGGAACACTTCAAAGGCTCGGTATTAGTAACGACTTTAATATCACTAAAACAACTATCACTAATAAACGTACTGGATCATTTATCTTTTTCTCAGGTATCAAAACATCTTCAGGAGATCAGACTGCAAATCTTAAATCATTGCCAGGGATTACTACTTGGGTTATAGAGGAAGGAGAAGACTACACCGACGAAAAGAGTTTTACAGATATTGACGATTCAATACGTAAGAAGGGAATCCAAAACCGTATTATTTGGATTCAAAACCCTGCATACGCTGATGAAAGTTTTTTCTATAAAAGATTTTACGAAGGTCACGAAGTAGATAATACTATCATTTTCAACGATATTGATTTTAATTACACAACTACCAATCATCCCGAAGTAGAAAACATACACGTAACATATCTAAGCAATAGAGATAATCTGAATAAAGATAAGCTAGAGCAATGGGATGCAATGGCCACAAAAGACCCTGAGTTCTTTCAGTATAAATATATTGGTGCGTGGCTTACGAATAAAGAAGGCGCAGTCTACAAAAAATCAGATCTTAAACGTTTTAAATTACTTGACCTAAACCGAGATAATGTAGAGCATAACATAGCCTTTATGGATGTAGCCGATAGGGGCACAGACGCTTTATCAATGCCAATAGGGGTTGTAATAGGTACGGACATTTATATAACAGACTGGTATTTCTCCACGGACAACCAAAACATAACAATTCCAGAGGTCGCAGGGGTATCTATTCGCGAAGGCATTGAACAGATGGGAGTAGAAACCAATGGTCTAGGACTAGGTTACTACGAGTCACTACAAAAGAGTGTAGGGTGTGTAACATACCCAATAAGCCAACAGACCAACAAGCATAGCCGCATACTTCAAAACTCAGGGTTTGTGCGCAACTTCATACACTTTAGAGACGATTACGAAGTAGGGAGTATGTACGATTTAGCAATGAGGGAGCTTCTATCATACAACAAGGATATGAAGGTAAATAACAAACAAACAAAGTTCAATGATGATGCTCCAGATAGCATAGCGGGGCTGTGGGTATTAATAAATGACTTAGTTCCAAACAGATGGTCTTAAAATATTCTTATTTTTATTTAGTCTAAATAAGAATAATAGTTTATATTGCACCTTATATGGGTTTATTTGGTTTCAATCTGCGCTCACCTTTTTACTACGAACGCAACAAAAATGGGGATCATTGGTACGAAATCGGCAACGGTGATACCAATTGGGAATTGGGCGATAAGCTGGACGCTATGCTCAAGAACCCCGTAACTTTTAGATGTGTTGATCTTATTTCTGACTTATTCAGTCAAGTAAAGTTTCAGGTAGACGGTGAAGATGTAGAGAATGACGAACTAATAAACTCACTAAACAATCCTAACGAATTTCAAAGTAAGCAAGATTTCCTAAGGGAGTATCTTTTCTTTAAGTATGCTTATGGATGGGTGTACCAAAAACCTTTAAAGGGTGTGGGTAGTATGCAGGGGAATGTAATATACAATCTTAACCCGTGCAATGTAGAATATCAAAAGGACTCATTTCCTACCCGTTTAATATTTGGCTCTAAGGATGCAAGAGAAACGAAAGAAAGACAATTCAGATATGAAGAGGACTCACAAAAGCATTTCTTTCAAGTAAGCGACATTATACCATTCTTTGATATTGCTAACGGGCTTAGCGATGACTTCTTATTAAAAGCACCATCGAGACTAGACGCTATTCAAAAGGAGATACGTAATATGGGTACTGCTAGAGATGCGGAATTTAATGCTTTAGGTAAAGCAGGAACATTCTTACTTTCAGCCAGTCAAAAGGGTTCAATGGTTAATAAGCCATTAGAGCAGGAAGAGAAGAAAGATATGGAACGTCGCGCAAGCGGTTACGGTCTAGGAAGGAACAAAGGGAATATTATTATCACTCAGGCAAACTTAGACGTTAACTCTTTACATACTCCTATGAATCAATTAGGAATTAAAGAGACTATCTCAGATAACGCCCTGACAATCATTAATACTTTTGGAGTGCCTAGAGAGTTGTATTCTTTGGATGCTTCAGGAGCAACGTATGAGAATCAGAAGTCAGCTATGCTTAACCTTATTCAAAACGGTGTGCAGAATCAAATAGATGATTATTGCAACTCTTACAACTCACATTTCAAGAGAGAAGGAAAGAACCGAATTACAGGAACGCTTAGTCATTTACCTACTATGCAGCTTGTAGAGGATATGAAAGCAGATAGAGCGTTAAAGATTAGCGCAACGATTAAGAATATACAACAGGCAGGATTAAACCCAACCGAGGTATTAGAAAGCCTTGGAATCGTATTAGAAGCGTAATATGGAAAAGACAAGCAAAGAAATTGAGAAGGCTAATATGCCTAAGGTAGATAAGAGTAAATTAATACAATCTATCAAAGATAAAAAGAATCTTAAAACAGTTACAAAATGATATACTGTAAATCGTTAGATAAGGAGTTCGATAGTAAGGCAGATATGTTTGCTGAACTAAAGGATCGCAAAGAAGAGGTTAAGGCTATTAAAAAGGCTACTATCAAAATGACAGACGGTATACCAATGTCAGGAGTATCAAAAAAGGATAGCGCGAGTAAAGCATTAGCACCTTCGCAAGAGGTTAAAGCAGGAGATTACGTATTTCCAGTTATTAATACTACTAAATACATTGATAGTCACGAAGATTTACACTTAGACGGCATTTGGAATAAGAGCGCGAAGGAGCAAACAGGAAAAACATACCTTCTAATTAATCACGATCTATCAGTAGGTAAGGTAATAAGCCAGCCTAAGGATGTAGAGATAATGATTAAGTCTTTACCGTGGTCAGAATTAGGACGTAAGGACATGGACGGGAACACCGAAGCGTTAATTTTCAAAAGCAAACTAACTGAAAAGTCAAACCGTGATGGATTTTTAGCGTACAAAGACAATGATCCTGTTGAGCATTCAATTAGGATGCAATATGTTAAGATGGAATTAGCTATAAACTCAGATGAAGAAGGTTTTGAAGCCGAAAAAGCAGAGTTTGACAAACATTATCCAGTTATAGCCAACAAAGACAGAGCCGACGAATTAGGTTATTTCTGGGCTGTTTATGAAGCAAAGATTTACAAAGAGGGTAGTATGGTACTTGCAGGGAGTAACGATGCAACACCTACCCTATACGATATTGAGCCGTCTAAAGACACTCAAACAACCGAAGCCGCGAAAGCACTTCAGCAACGCAATTTTTATACTAATTTAATTTAAAGAGAATGAAAACATTTAAACAATTCCTTGAAAGCAAGGGAATTACAGAAGATGTATTTAATGCAAAGTCTGCTGAAGAAATGGCAGCCTTGCATAAGGAATACAGCGAAAGCGTTTCGGAAGAAATCAAAACAGCTATCGCAAACAAAGCGTCTAAAGAAGATGTATCGGAACTTATTAAGGATGCTATTGCAGGTATTACAGGGTATGCGAAAGCAGACGAAATCAAAGCAATTAAGGATTCCTTAGAAGAGCAAGGAGTAGAACTTACCAAAATGAAAAACAAAGGCGGCGAAGGTTCGACTAAATCTCTAAGTGATGAAATCATCGAAAAGAAAGAAGCAATTTTAAAGGTTGCACGTGGTGCAGCAGGAGAGGTTGAAATGAAAGCCTTAACAACTCGTGCATCCGTAGCAAACAGCCCAGCAGGGTTTGTATTACCAGACATCGGACAACTAGGTGTTAAAGAACGTAGTCTTTATAACGTGTTGCCTAAAGTAACTCTAGGAGACGGAAACCATACAGGGACGGTTCGTTACCGCGATTGGGATGAAGCAACATCAGTAAGAGCAGCCGCAGCAGTAGCAGAAGGCGCAGCATTTCCAGAGTCCACAGCGAAATTCGAATGGTACACAAAACCACTTCGTAAGATTGGTGACACTTTACCTGTAACCGAAGAGTTCTTCGAGGACGAGCAGCAAGCAGCGGGGGAGTTGGAAATGTTTTTAGAGGTTAACGTGAACGTTGAAATAGATGATCAGTTAGTTAATGGAGACAACACAGGGCAAAACCTTGATGGAATCGTTACAACTGTACCAGCTTATACAGCGGTAAATAGCGGTATTGCATCAGCAAACCTAAAGGATTTAGCTATCAAAGTAAGAAACACAATCACACGTACAAGAGGGTCTAAATACCGTCCAGATATGTTATTGGTTTCCTCTTCTACAATGGAAGATTTGGTTTTGGCTAAAGACGCTAATAACAACTATATTTTTGACGAAACTACTGGAACGGTAGGGGGTCTTATGGTGGTTATTGACGAGAATATGGCAGACAATGTTATCGTAGTGGGTGACCGTCGTTATGCGCGTATTTACGAAAAAGGCGGTGTAACTCTTTCGCGTGGAAGGGTAAACAACCAATTCAATGAGGATGAAATGACTCTTAAAGCAAGAAAGCGTATGTTACTGCTTATTCGTACAGTTGATAAAACTGGTTTCTTAAAGGTAGCTGATGTAGATGCCGCCTTAACAACTTTAGCAGCAACACCAGTATAAGACTATGGCAACTATAACATTTACAAAAGACTATAACGGTTGGGCAAAAGGTCAGGTTTGGGATAATTGCCCAGGCACACTTGCAGCACGTCTTATAGGTAAACATAAGGTTGCTAAGTCTGGAGTAGTTAAATCAAAAGCTAAAGCAAAAAAGTAATAAATGATACTCACAATCGATAAATACCAAGGTTCAATTTATGCCCTGCCACACGCAGAGCAGCACCCTAATGCAGCGGATAACACCAATGTAATACAGGGGTATATTGATAGGTACGAGCGTGAAATCCTATTGGAAACATTAGGAGTAGACTTATACAACGAATTAGTAACAGGACTCACGGACTTAGACAATGCACCTATAAAGGTTCAGGACTTAGTAAAGGGTGTTACTTATGAGGTTGACGGTGTTAAGGTAATATGGAACGGCTTACAAGACAGTAAGTCGCTCCTTATTCCTTATGTATTTTGCAAGTACTTAATGGAGCAGGAGGATTCTTTCACAACTTTCGGAATGGAACGCCCTAATGGGGTTAATTCCAATAAAGTTAGTGCTATCCCAAAATACACGCAGGCATACCGAGACTTCTTTAAAAAGTATCAAGGAGTTGACAACAACAACCCGCGCACGATTAACGGGCGTTACGGTTGGGGTATTGACTACACTATTGCAAATTCAGTTGAAAGGTCGCTATATCAATTCTTATGCGATAAGTCAGAGGTGTACACGGATATAAAATTCCCGTACATTGAAAATATAAATCGTTTCGGGTTATGATAGTATTTGAGGACGGTATAAAAGAAATCATTAATCAGATGCCTACGATATTAGGTTTTAATGCTCGTTTCCATTGGGGGAATGAGGATGAACTTAATAGGTATATCTCTTTAGTAAAACAGCCTTACCCTTTGGTTTGGCTTATTGTTGGTAGTGAGTCGCACAATCTTAAAGATAGTGAGATTACAAGAAACACACGTTTTATACTAGCAACTAGAGAAAGTAACGTTAATAAGCTTAATGATGTACGTTTAACTGAGAGTTTCGACAAGGTGTTGAATCCTTTAGTAGACAGATTGATTGAAGGTATACAGAAATCAGATAGAACCGACTTCCCAGATAGAAAGATTGATGTTTTTAAATATCCTAATTATTCAGGATATGACGAAGGATCAAAAAGCGAGTCTAAAAATAAGACTATTGATCTGTGGGATGCGGTAACTATAAGCGCGAATGTAAGAATGAATAATAATTGTCAAAATACTATAAAATGGCAAAACAGAAATTAAAGAAACCGACTAAAATTAAGCTATTCAAGGCTACTTTACTTGTTGATTATCCTACGAGTAAGGGAGTAAAAAAGAAAGGCGAGACAATAGAGGTTTCAGAGGAAACAAGAACAGACTTAAAGTCTAAAAAAATAATTTAAACAATGGCAGTTTTAAGCACAATTTTAAACAAAGTCGATTGCACGTTTGCTGACCTTTTAGGAGGTGGCGAATTAGGGTGTGGTTTTGACTTCGGAAACCTTAAACACGTTCGTTTCTGGAAGCGCGGGTATAATATCCCAGCGGCAACAGATTACAATAGAGCGTTTTTAAGAACCGCACAACAGGCAGGTAATCTGGTTGTAATTATGAACGACTTATACGATTTCACTTGGAATATCGGTGAGGATTCAAGAGAGCAAGCGGAAAGTACAGGATTAAGCTCAACTACTCGTAAGGGTATTTATGCGCTTAACTTCAAACGTCGAAAGGGGTTATATGACCAAAAGGTATTGAATGCCTTAGACGGTGGTAACTTTGACGTACAATTGATTGACATTAACGGGAACGAACTTATGACACAAACTTCTTCAGGAGGTTTTAAAGGGTTCACTACTTCAATGATTGCAGTAGATCCGATTATGTTTGCAAATGGTACAACAAGCCAAAAAACAGGGATGACTATTGAGTTCAGCAACGCTGCACAATTCAATAAGTCATTGACTTGGATTACTGCACCTGAATTGGATTACTTACCTGAAGAGGTTACTGGTGCAAATCAAGTATCTTTAAGCATTCCAACCGCACCGAGTGATACAGACACGACCTTTTCGGTTAAAACTGTATTAGCGCGTGGAGGTGAGTTTGTTTCTAATTTGGTAGTAGGCAACTTCTTAGTGAAGGTAGCAGGGGCAACGGTAACACCTTCAAATGTGGCAGCCGATGCAACTAATAACGCTTATATCTTTACGGTAGCAGCATTATCAACAGGTCAAGCGATTGAGGTTAATATGTATGACACAGGAAATGCAACGAGCATTGTAATTACAAACCCAGGAGCTGATGATGTAGTATACAAGTCGAACACGACAACTACTTCGGTAGTATAATTTTAATCCCCCTACTTTCGCTTTGATTAGTTGGGAGTAGGGGAATTATTAAAATATGGGAACTATCAAAGACATACTCAAAAGAGCTAAAAACGCACAAGCGAGTTTTGATAGTGATTTAGAATTAGCAATTAAATTCGTTGCAGATGATTTGTTATATTTACAACGAGAAAAACAACTCTTTGAAGGGTTGGGGAATGACGGTAATATAATTGCTGTTTATTCAAGAGCCACGGAATCTATGACCGAGGGCATTCAAGGAATTGGTTATCCAAAACGCGCAGGTTCGCCTATGAACTTCTACGCTTCAGGAAGCCTTTTTAAAAGTTTTTCATACCGATTCGAGGGCGGTTCACGTCTCGAAATCTTCGCAACGGATGCAAAAACAAGTGAATTAGTAGGTAGATACCCAACTATGATAGGGTTATCTCCAGAGAATACACAGGAGTTCAATTATAAATTTTTACTAAACGCATTAAGAGGTGCTATATCCAGACATTTCATTTAATTCAATAGACAATTTACCCTACTTTAATTTTGTAGAGGTTCTAAAAACGGGTGATTTGAAATGGTTAGGTGAGCAGGTAGACCCGTCGGAAACGTGGTTAAATATTCAAGACGAGTATTGCAAAGCTGCTAATGTAGACAACTCACAAATAAAGCAACAAGCTATCATATTAAGCCTTCGTAAAAAGTACGACTTCATAAGTGGATGCTTGGAAATACTAAGGCATTCACACCTATTAAGGGAGGTCGAAGGGTTTGAAGAAACTAGACAACTAGCAATAGAGAAGATAGGCGGTTACGGCTACCTAGTGGACGAAAGAAAACCTTTTTTAAATGAGTTTGAAAGGCTGTTAAACCAATTAGCAGGGCTTAAAATGAAGATTATCATTGAGGAAAGCAAGGTCGAAAAGGTAAATAAGAAGCAAGGAATATCACTATGGAAGGAATTAGTGTATTTAGAAAAGGTAGTACAGGGTGTAAAGGTTGATCCATACAAAGACCCTGTATCAAAGGTTATAGAAATTAAGTTACTCGCAAAAGATATTCAAAATGAACAACGAAACAATAGACACAATAGTCGCAGATAAAGCGAGAAAGGAAATAAAGGAGCTTGTTAACGATATTCAGATAGCAGACAAAGCCTTTTTAAATCTTTCTAGTACTGTTACCGCTTTCTCAAAGCAAGGTTTCGGAGTTACTACGCCTAAAGGTTTGGACGGTGCAATAGGGGATAACGAAAAACTAAATAAATTGTTTGCAGAACAAGCGAAGCAAATAAAAGATTTGGAAGATAAGATCAAGAAACTTTCAGCATCCAGAACAAGGGCAAAAAAACTAACAAGCGAAGAGGTAGTAAATCAAGGTATTTTAAGAAGACAAGCCGACCTACTCACAAAATCAAACTCCAAACTAGCAACAGCATACGAGCGCACATCTTCTAAACTTGCTATCTTAAAAAGAGAGTACAAGAACCTTGCAATACAACAGCAACTAGGGAACAAACTAAATAAGAGTCAAGTTAGGCAAATGAAACGCTTAGAACGTCAGATATTAAAAACTGATGGAGCGTTAAAGAGAGTTGACAAATCAGTAGGCGAGTCATTTAGAAATGTCGGTAACTACTCCAGTGCTTGGAAGGGATTAGGTAATGTAGTAAGGGCAAGTATAGTCGCTTTTGGATTATACTCAGGCGTTCAAATAGCGCGAGACATATTCGCAGATATAAAGGCTATTGATGGAATGAATAAAGCCTTGAAGCAAGTAACCGATACCACGGAAAACTTCGCTAGAGCAAAACAATTTCTTAACGATGTAGCCGAAGAATCAGGGGTTAAGATAATCGGACTCACCCAATCATACACTAAATTCCTTGCATCCGCTAAAACTACAAACCTAACGGCAGCAGATACCGAAAACATATTTAGACAAGTAGCCAAAGCAGGGGCTGTTATGGGGCTTAGTACTGATGATATTAATGGATCATTTAGGGCTTTAGAGCAGATTTTATCTAAAGGAAAGGTACAAGCTGAAGAGATTAGAGGGCAATTAGGGGAAAGGCTCCCTGGGGCTTTTCAAATCCTTGCTAAATCGATGGGTCTTACAACGGCTGAACTATCTAAACAACTAGAACTAGGTAACGTTCTTTCTGAAGAGGTGCTACCTGCATTTGCTAATGAATTAGAGAAAACATACAGTTTAGACAAGATAGAGCGAGTGGAAACACTTACAAGCGAGCAAAACAGACTTTCTAATGCTTGGACTCAATTTGTAGAGAGTGTAGATAATGGTAGTGGTGTAATTAGTACGGCTTTAGTTAGCATATTTGGTGCACTTACTGACTTAATCACAGGATTTAAAATACTTAATCTATCAGTCGACGAGTATAACGACTCTTTGACAAATGATATTGCAAGTGAATCACAAAAAGAAGCATTAAAAGGAATTAGAGAGGAAGCCGAAAAGACAGGGCGCGCGGTTTCTGATGTGGCTAAAGAGTACCTAGAAGCGAATAATGACTACTTAAAAGGACTTGAAACGGAAGAGCAGGCGTTAAAGGATAGAAACAAAGTTTTAGTCGATTCAGTACAGGCAGGAGGACTTAGTGTTAAGGCTCAAAAGGAAATTACAAAAGAGTACGAAAAAAACCAAGCAGCAATAAGAAATAACGCAAAAACTCAGGGTATTTACAACGGTATTATAAACGCTGCGAATAGTTTGATTAATGAAGGAACGGAAGAAAAGAAGCAAGAGAATGAATGGTTAATTAAAACTATTCTATCCAAAAGTAAGGAGTATACTCAGGATCAACTAACAATTAAGTCGAAAGAGGATTTACTCGCAATATTAGCGAGTATAAACAGAAAACGAAAAGAAGGAAATATAGCCCTTGAAGGTTCTATTGGTTATTATTCTCAATTAATTTCATCGCTTAAAAGGACAAGGGATGCGACGGCACGAAATAACCAAGAATGGGGAGAGCAAACACGCGAGATTGAGAAGCTAGAAAAAGCCCTTGAAATGCTTAAAATACAATTCAACGGGTTGAGTAGAGTTAAAGCAGGAGGGTTTGCCGATGGCGTTATAGAAAAAACTAAGGAGCAAATAGCAGCCGAAAAAGAACTACTAAAAGCAGCAAAGGAGACTACAAAAGCCTTTGGAGAAAGAAATGAAGCGCAAATAAAAACAATCCAAGATGCATTAGACAAGGAATTGGAAGCGGAAGAGAGAAAAGCGGAAGCAAAAAATATTGTTATAAATAGAGCGGAAGAAGTCGCTAATCAAATAAACGATATAGCAAGTGGATTCCTAGACGCGGAGCTTAGTCGTATTGATAAAAAAGAAGATGCAAACAACGCATATTTTGATGGACTTTTAGCAAATGAAGAATTAAGCGACGAGCAAAGAAGGCGAATTGAAGAACAGAGAGAGGTTAAGTCTGAGGAGTTAAGACAGAAAAGAGAGGAGGTTGAACGAAAAGCGTTTTTAATGCAGCAAGGTTTCGCACTTGCTCAAATAGGTATTGATTTAGCACGTACAATCGTAGCAATTAATTTAGCAGCAGCAACAATCGACGCTGTTACCTTAGGAACGGGGGGCGCTATTTATAGAGGAGTAAACATACCTTTGGCGATTGGGCTTGCAGGGGTTCAGGCGGCAACGGTAGTAGCACAAACAATCCCAGCCTTTAAAGAGGGACATCAATCAGGAACTTATGAAGGATTAGCGCGTATTAACGACCAAAAAGGAGGGCTTTACACCGAAATACTAGAGCGCAAAGGGGGTAGTATGGAAATGTACAGCGGAAGAGATCAGTTAGTAAGTATGAACAAAGGAGACAAAGTACATACGGCTTCAGCTTCTCAGGAAATAATGCACAACATGATTTTAAGCGACTTACTATCTAGCAACGGTATATTATCACCAAAGGAAAACAATATCGCAGGAGACATCGCTAAAGGCATGCGTGAAGGGTTTGGAAGAATGCCGAGAAACAAGCCACAAGATACAGGAGGTATGGCAAAAGCTATTGCAAAAGAATTATATTTACTTAAACAAATAGACAGGGTATAATGTTCTACGAGCAAAAAAGATTCACGTTAATTACCGAAACTACAAAGCTAGTTCTTACAAACGACCCTATAAATTGGAAGGAAGTAGAAACTACTTTAGCTAGGTCAAAGACAAGTGATGGTATCTTTTTAGAGATTAAGCAAAATTTAGAGTTTGTCAAAGACGGATTTGATTTTCTAAACTTACTAAGGATTCGTAAAGGAACAAACGTACGGGTTCAATTAATGGTAGAGGACTTTTATAATAATTGTTGGAATTTGTCAAATATTGGATTTCTAAATATGCAAAGCGCTAAATGGGATGAGATAAAATTCACTTGCGACTACTACGATGATACCTTTAATGAGACTTTTAAAAACAATTTCAAAGAAAAGTTTGAAGTAGACCGTACAACCTCTATTGATGGTGATGATATTGGAGAGGTTAACAGTTCTACTATAAATTTATCAGGTAGGCAGTTGTTTTTGCAATCCAGATTAAACGACAACGATTTCGAGTCTATAATTAATGTAGACGCTCCAAGTGATTTAAGGGTGCGCGCTGCAATTCCTTTACTAAGCGTGTATAATAGCGATAATGAGGTTTCAACGTTTATATCTGGAGCTAGTTTTTATAGTGTAGACGCTAGTGCTGCAAATTTCATAATTCTAAATGACGGACAACTACAAAGAACAAGACATATAAAAATAGAAGGTACTTTCACTATTACTCGTTATTTTGCCGATGATTTAGCAACTGAAAACCTACAATTAACCCTAAGCAAATACGATACTGAATATACCGATATACTCAACGTATGGGTAGAGGAAAACTACCTTTATAACACCTCTAATCCTTCAGCCGATGTAGGACAAACAATTTCGTTTTCTTATGAGGGGGATGTAACTCTTTTGCAAGAAGAAAGTTTATATCTAGGTTGGAGATTTAACAACAACGAAGCAGGGGGCTTAGGCTTAGGAGATACTGATTTTGAAATGGATGTGGTGTATGATGTAACTATTGATATTGAAGAAGAAAGCTACTTTGAACCGACTACAAACCCTGTAATAACACTAAAAGAATTAGGACAAAGGCTTGTATCTATTATAAGTCCAAACGCATTATTTGAAAGTTCGTTAATAGATGATAATTGGAATGATGTTACTTTGGCTAGTGGGGAGACTGTTAGGAATGTTTTAGTTAAATCTAAAGATGATACTGATGCTGAAATATTAATACCTTCACCACTACTTACAACGTCTTTTGAAGAGTTTTATAACTTCATTTATACCTTAGAGCCTTGTAGTTTTGATGTAATATTAAGAGAGGGTAAGAATGTAGTTATACTAGAAAAAATAGACTACTTTTTAAACAATGACGAGGTTATTAAAGTTGGCAATGTAACTGAGATTGAATATGAAACAGATAGCGGTAAATTATTTGGATCTATTGACATAGGTTATTCGAAGTCTGGAGAAAATGAAGAGGTGTATGGATTAGAGGTTACACATACAGTAAACTCATTTACCACACCTTTAGATATTGACAACGCCTATGAAGCGACTTGTATTTACATTACAGATTCTAACGAACAGGAGTTAACGAGAAGGAAACAATACAGTATTCTACCCAATACAGATAGTCAATATGACAAAGATGTATTAGTATTTGATAGTGTTTTAAATAACGGCACTTACGCAATACGTGAGGAGTCGGATAGATTTACAAGTGTTTCGGGTGTTTTTAGCCCTGAGACTATCTATAATTCTATTTTTAGCCCTATGAATTGCTTATTAAGACACGGTAAATGGTTTAAAAATGACTTAGGGCGCACTATTTACGACAATGAAAAGATACGTTATGCCAGCTCAAAGGGTAATGTATCTCTTGAAACGCAATTAATCGGGGAGGTTTCACGAAAGGAAAACGACGACATAACAATTTCGGACTTAGATAATCCAATAATTGAGCCTGTTACGATTACTTGTATTGCGCCTTATTCGTTTGAATTAGAAAAACAACTAAGAGCAATCACAGGAGGTAAGAGAAACGCGTACAAATTGATTGAGGTTAAGAATCAAAACGGGAATACTGTTTTTGGTTATCTTTACAAAGCAGACATTAAAGACGTTATTAAATTAGAACTAAAACAGGCTTACGGCTTTTAAATTATGGCTTCAATATTAACAGTTACAGTAGATAGTGCAGGGGTTCAAAATGAATACCTAATACTTCGCCCTGTGGTCGGAACAGATCCAGAGGTAAGATTGACATTCAATGGAATCCAAAGGGGTTACGGACTTGTTCCAATTTGGACGGATATAAACGCTCAAGCAAACGCCTTTGCAAATCAGTTTCAAGGCGACTACAACACTAGGAATATCTATACGGTTAATCGTTCTGCTAATGTGATAACTATTGAACACTTTGACAACGACCATTTTTTAAATTTCGACGATCAAAGTACAAGTTTAACGGTAAGCCACGCAAACACAACGCAAGGGCAAACATTCGCAGGGGTTCACACTATAAGCGAATATAGTACCGATCCTTGCGGTTCTGTCAACTTGAATATTAGCGTATTGCCAAGCGGAACAGCCGACGAAATAACAGTAACTTATAATGCAGGCACACTTGCTGAAGCTCAAACACAAACAACGGTTGTAGGAACAGCGACGTTTGTAATTGAAAGAGGGCGCAATGTAACCTATGCAGTTACGGTTGGAGCAGAAACAAAGCGTTATCCAGCGACAATACCGCCTTTATTTTATATTGATAGGGTAGATGTTGCAAATACAATATCGGGTGCGACGGTTGACGTAATTACAACGGACTTAGGTACAGGATTTAACGCAAAAGAGTATCAAATACAAGTAATAGACGGCAGCACACCCCCACCAACCGAGACAAGCTATCAGAGTAGTAGCACGTTTACAAACGTAGTGCCTGGGGAATGGATTGTCTATGCTCGCGACCAATTTGGATGCGTTCGTAATGAGTCAATAGAAATTGAACTACAAAACAACTACAAGCGTGCTCCTTTTTATAGTTTCGTTTCTCCTGTTAATGATTTCCCTTTTGTTTTAATAAA